GACACAGGATTTTATGATATTGGAATTGGTATATCTTCTAATTTTAATAACAATGGAGTATTTTATACTTCATATACAACCCAACAGCAAGCGATTAGTAATTTAAAGTTTTTATTATTAACAGCAAAAGGAGAAAGAATATTTCAGCCAGAGTTTGGAACTGATTTAATTCTTAGTCTATTTGAACCAATTGTAGATGCAACTATAAATTCTATTAAAAGTGATATAGTAAGTGCAATCAATATATGGTTACCATATATTATCGTTAATGATATAACAGTAAACACATATGAAACCGATCCATCTCTCAATTATGATATTTCTGTAGCTATAACCTTTTCTGCACACGCAGGACCGAATTCTGAAACTACTATTCAAATATTTGCTTTAAACAATGGACAATTAGTTGTAACTGACAGCACAGTGCCAGCCGGAACTTCTGATAACTTAAGTTTTTTATAGGACAAATCAATGGAAATTAAAAAGGATATATCATATTTAGGAAAAGATTTTGGGAATTTTCGTAAAAATTTAATTGACTTTTCAAAACAATATTTTCCTGATACATATACTGATTTCAACGAATCATCACCAGGGATGTTATTCATTGAATTGGCATCATATGTTGGAGATGTATTAAGTTATTATGCTGATAATAATTTAAAAGAATCTATAATAACTCAAGCAACTGAAAGAGGTAATATATATAATATTGCAAATTCGTTAGGATATAATCCAAAAACATCAACGCCTGCACATACAACATTAGATATATACCAATTGATTCCTGCTATGGGTACTGGAGATAATGTACGTCCAAATTATGATTATGCATTATCAATTAAACCAGGAATGATTGTCGATGGAGCAGGAGCAAGTTTTAGAACAACAGAAAATGTAAATTTTAATGCTTCGTCGTCTGCAAATCCAACTGAAGTAACCGTATATGAAAGTGATGATACAACACTTTTGCCAATATATTACTTATTAAAAAAACAAGTAAAAGCTGTTTCGGGGAAGGTTGTTACTGAAACATTTGATTTTGGTACGCCGAAACCATATGATAAAGTTGTTTTATCAAAATCAAATGTTATAGAAATTTTATCCGTAACAGAATCAGATGGTGACCCATGGACCCAAGTACCATATTTAGCACAAGATACAGTATTTGAGCAAGTACCTAATTTATTAGAAAATGACCCCGATTGGTATCAATATAGATCATCATCTCCCTATTTACTTAAATTAAGAAAAACTGCTAAAAGATTTATTACGAGTTTACGAAGTAATAATACAACAGTACTTCAGTTTGGAGCTGGGATATCTGATAATAATGATGAAGAAATTGTTCCAAATCCAACTAACGTAGGTAATGCATTAGAAGGACTGAGTCAAAATTTAAATCTTAATGTTGACCCATCTAATTTTATGAATACAAGAGCATATGGCCAAGCGCCATCAAATACTACTTTAACTATTACATATACAACTGGTGTTGGTGTGTCTGATAATGTTGATGCAAATGTATTAACAGACATCAGTACGATTAGATATGAAGATGATGTTAATTCTACAATCAATGTATCATTACTTAGGTTTTTAAAAAGTAGTGTGTCAGTTAATAATCCAAATCCAGCTACAGGTGCAACATCTGTTAATACATTACGGTCTTTAAAAAATGATACATTAGCTAATTTTGCTACACAAAATAGATTAGTAACAAGGGATGATTATATTATACGTACATATTCAATGCCAGCAAAATTTGGAAGTGTTTCAAAAGCATATATCGTTCCTGATGATCAACTTTCTCAAAATAAATTTACTACGGACCGTGTTCCTAATCCACTAGCAATGAATTTATATACGCTGGGAATGAATAGCGTAGGACAATTGACACAATTAAATGGTGCAGTTAAAAACAATTTAAAAAATTATTTAAATTATTATAGAATGTTAACAGATGCAATAAATATTAAAGATGCATTTATAATTAATATTGGTATTGATTTTGAAATAATAGTTAAACCAAATTATAATTCAAATGAAGTTTTGTTATCATGTATTAATGAATTAAAAAATTATTTTAATGTTGATAATTGGCAAATAAACCAACCAATTGTTACACATGATATTATGAATTTATTAGGAAATGTAGCAGGAGTGCAAACCGTTGTTGGAGCTTTGATTAAAAATTTATATGATAATGTAACATTAAATTATTCTGGGAATATATATGACATCGGAGGTGCTACAAAAAATAGTATAATATACCCGGCACTAGATCCAAGTATATTTGAAGTTAAATTTCCTAATACAGATATAAAAGGACGAGTAATATCACATTAATAAGAAGAAATAAATCATGGCAAATAATTTATCTAAATCAGGAATAACTACTAGTGCCACTGCAGAAGCATGGCACGTGACACAGTCAATTGATGCATTAACAGGCGTTGAGGCATATAATATTACAATATCAGGTTCATTAAACTTAACCGGTAGTGCAGTCACCGGTAGTTTTTCTGGAGACGGTTCACAATTAACAGGTATTGATTCATCAAGTTATGCATCAACTGCTTCTTATGCAGTAACGGCGTCATATGCTGAAAACGGAGGCGGCGGCTCTAGTTTATGGTATGATGGTACAACTTATTTATCTTCAAGTAAAGATGTTCAAATAACAGGTTCATTAGGGATATCCGGATCAATTCATATAGTAGCTGATAACCATACTGAATTCACTATATCGGGTTCAAATGCCTCTTCAACTTTTAATCTTACTAACGAAAATTCTGCTGGTGCTATTGTAATTAATACAGCTGGTGTTGGATCAATATTCTTTGGTACTAATGGTAATACTAACGAATATAGAATGTATCCTGGAGGCCATCTTTGGCTAACTGGAGGAACAGGACCTCAAAATATATGGCTAACTGGAGATGTAAGTGCAAGTGGTGATTTATATGGTGATAACCTTATAGTAGCTACAGACATAACAGCCTCCGGAGATATTAGCGCTAGTGCAGGTATAGTATTAGGAGGAGTAAGAAAAACCTCTTGGCCTGCGGGGGGGACTGGTTTGTGGTATGATGGGGGGACTTATTTATCTTCTTCATTACCCATAAAAGTAGATTCTGATATAACAGCATCAGGTAATATAAGCTCAAGTGGTAATTTATATGGGGATAGATTATATGCCCAAGCCATAAAGAGTCTTGTAGGCCCGGTAGTTCAAATTAGTGATAATCTAGATGTAGTAGGCCACATAACAGCATCAGGTAATATAAGCTCAAGTGGAAAATTTATTGGAAAAATAGATGCTACGGATACTAATTATAATAATTCTCATTACCCAATATTTGTTATTGATGACCAGGCAGATCCTAGTCATCTTTTACCATTTACTTCATATGGATTTAATTTTAATCCAGGTACTGATACATTAACAGTTGGTGCTGGTGGTATTAATACAAGTGGTAATATTTCAGCATCTGGAGATCTTAAAGGTTATAATATTTCATCAAGCAATGCATTCCATGCTGTGGCCCATGCGGGTTATGAGTTTACTGTTTCAGGCAGTCATTTTAATATGAGAAACCAAAGTGCTGATAGGAGTCTATGGTTTATGACCACAGATGGAACCGGAGTGATTGGTTTTGGAACAGACGGTAATAATGGTGAATTTATAATTGGAACCGGAGGACATATCACAGCATCAGGTAATATAAGTTCAAGTGGCGACGTTTATGGTGTTACAGGTTCATTTAGTCACATTGTAGGCGCTAGTCCATTAATAATCAAATCGGATAATTTTAATGTAGATTCGTCGGGTAATATAAGCGGAAGTGGGACTTTAGACTTGCGTAAGAATTTAGAAACAATAAGTAATGCTGCCGGTGAAAGAACTATTACTATGACAGAAGCTAATTATCCTCCTAATACACTGATAACGCTAGATCTAGAAAATGAGGATGCTGCAGACGTTGACTTTACATTACCAGCGCAGACAGAAGGATTAGAATATACTTTTGTAGTTAAGGTAGGCAATGGCGGAGGAGCTAACTTTTCTCTGAAATCTCCTGGAGAAGATACCTTGCAAGGGATGGCTTATTGCTCTAACGAACCCGAAATATTAAATGGTGGCAATACATTTACAGTTGAAGCGGGCGAAACTAACATAGGTGATCGATTTAATGTAATTTCAGATGGAGTAAATTGGTATTTAACCGCATATACCAAATGTGAAACAGGTGCAGTAAGTATAAGTTAATTAAAATAATATTGAGAAGAAAATAATGTTTAAAATAATATATCCACAATCAGATGCAACATTATATGAATCTAATCCAACAGCCAATACTGGATTAGATGAGATATTAGAAGTTGGAAAGCGACTATCAACTGCTGGCAGTAGTTATTTAAAGTCTAGATCTGTTATTAAATTTGATATGTCTGAAGTAACAGACACGTTAACAAAATATAATGTAAACTTAACTGATTGTAAATTCATGTTACAATTATATACGACCCATGCAAAAAATTTACCTGCAGATTATACAATTGATGCTAAAT